CGTCTGCGAGCCGCTCCAGTCGCATCTTCATCACGCCCTGAGACATGAGGTAACACCTCCGTTCGGGATTCACGGTTCATCCCTGGCGGGTGTCGCCCTCAGAGCCGAGGAGGTGTCGCCCGTAGTGGCGAGGTGTCCGTCGGGCTTCGGCGGGGTGCGCCGTCTGGATGGATCGTACTAGCGGGCCGCGATCGCGCGCAAGGACGCCGGCGGATCCATGTCGGCCTGGCCGTAGTAGCGGATGAGCTTGCGGGCGGCGGTCGCCTTCTGCGCCGACGTCGCCTGCACCTGGTTCAGCCTCCCGGCCGCGGCCCCGAGCGCGTTCGCGTTGAGGTCGCCGTTCGGCTCCAGCACGGGCAGCGAGCAGCGCTGCTTGACGGGCGCGTCGCCGCCGCGGTCGATGAGGCACGATCGCTGGTACTGCTCGTCGGTGAAGCGCGCCGCTGATCCGTCCCACGGCTTGCGGGTGACGGCCCTCGTCAAGAGCGGCTGGTAGCCGACACGCTCGAGCGCCTCTTCGACGGCGGACGGCTCGTCGTCGTCATCGGCAGGAGCCTCGGCGGGCTGATCCTCGACCTCGACGGCTTCCGGCTTCTCCTCCTCGGCCTCGTCTTCTGCCTGGCCCTCGCGAACGGCCAGCACGCGCGAGTCTGAGAACGCCGGCGTGCGGCACAGGGATACCTTGTCGATGTGCGCCCGCAGGCGCTGCGTGACGCCGTCGACGACGCGCGAGCGGAGCGCCGCGAACTCGAGCGAGAGGCCCGTCAAGAGACCTTCGCGGACGAGCGACAATGCCTTCTCGCCGTCGGCGTTCTCGTGGACGCGGAAGCTCCCGTAGAGCCCGTCGTCTCGATCTTGCAGCTCGATCCCGTGGCCGACGATGCCGCGGATGCCCTGCTCGTGCTCGAAGTTGAGCCAGATCTTCAAGCGGTCTGCGGCGCGCGTCTGGCGCTCGAAGGCACCGGGCAGGAACTCCTCCTCGTAGGGCTTGAAGTCGGGCGGGTCTGCCACCTTCGCCCTCGAGTTGTAGGCGACGATGCGGGCGTCGATCGTGCGCCCGTCGCCGACCTCCGAGAACTCGACCGGGAACTCGCGGACGAGTATGTCGTGCGTTTCGCTCATTGACTCACCGTCCCTGTAGGCCGCAGAGCGACGACCGCTCCGGGCTGTTCTGATGGGGATGCACCGGCGGAAGGCGGCACCGTCAGAGCGTCGACCGCCTCCTCGGGTGTCGTCGCGGGTGGCAGCCCGAGAACGGCTGCCCGGACTTCCTCGACCGAGGCCGCGCCGCCTTCCAGCAGCGCGAGCCATGTCTCGGCGTGCTCCTTCATGGTCGGCGCCAGGAACTCGCGGGCGTCGAACTCGACGTAGGATCCGCGCGCCAGCATCTGCGACGACAGCGCGCGGCTGATGCGGAAGGCCGTCGGCCGGAGCTCCGTGCGCCACCACTGCTCGAGGAGCAGCACCGGCGTCGTGTAGTTGAGCCCGCCTTCTGGCGGCATGTTGATCATCGACGACGGCACGCCGAACGCGGAGGAGATGACCTTCGCGTTGAAGTTCTGCGCCTCCAGCAGCATGAGGTCTTTCGGCGAGAAGGCCAGCTGCTCGAAGTCGACCTCGGGCGGCAGCACGGCCGGCGCGCCGCGGCGCTGCGAGATCGCCGACACCCACTGCGCCTGCAGCGCCGCCGCCTGCGCCTCTGTGATCTTTCGCTGCGCCTTGAGAACGGCGCTCGGGATGCCCGAGTCCATCATCACCCGGCCGAGGTCTGCGACCGCAAGCATGCCGTTGGCGTAGGAGCTGTAGGCAGACAGGGCGCTCGTCCCGCGAACGCCGCCGCGCGGGTCGCGGGAGATCTGAACCATGTTCCTCGGGTTGAGGAGCGTCTGCCCCGAGCGATAGACGCGCTCGCCACCCCTGGTCTCGACAACCATCGTCTCCGGGTTGAGCACCGTCCAGGCCGAGGCGAAGCCGTCGGCGTAGCGGTCGGTGATGTAGACGAAGGCATCGCCCCAGCCGTACATCGACCAGACGGCCGCGAAGACTGCGTCGCCGATGCCGTTCGGGAACCAGACGGGGTCGGGATTCGCCACCCAGGCCGGCTCGCGGCCGCCGTAGAAGCGGAGCGGCATGGTCGAGATCGCGTTCGAGTTCAGCTGCATGCAGCGGTTCGCCACCCAGACGCGGTTGATCAGCGTCGGGTTCGAGGCTCCGGTGACGGAGGCGAGGTTCGCCCAGAAGTCGCCGACCTGCGACTCGAAGAGGTCGGACGTGCGGTGCTTCGTGCCGAGAAAGAGCGCGTCGGGGTCGTCGCCGGGCTCGAGCTCCGGGCCGAGGAAGAAGTCGCGGATGCGTCCCACTAGTAGATGATCAACTCCTCGGTCGTGCTCGACTCGGCGAGCGCCTTCGCACGCCACCATGCGGCGCGCGCGGCCAGACCGGCTGCGACGTCCTGCTCGGACTCGACGAGCCGCGGATTGCCGTTTCGGTCGATCTTCGCCGTCAAGCGAGACACCTGCTCGTCGAGCGTGGGATCGTGGTCATGAGCTACCTCGCTTTCGGCGATCGCCTGGTAGAAGGCCGCGGTCGACTCGACGTCGGTGGCGTTGTCCGAAGGCCAGGACATGACGGGCAATCCCTCCTCGCTCAACGTCGCCATCAGCCCCAGCCGGATATGCGGCTTGTGGCACAACTCGAGCACTTCCCACTGGTCGGCGGCGGCGCGAATCGCCTCGGCCACCTCGGAGTCGGAGGGCTTGTCGGCCTGCCAGCCGAAGAAGAGCGCGCCGTCGAGCGTGGCCCCGACGATGGACACCTTGCGCTGGTAGTTCCCCCAGACGGCGAGGCAGACGGGCGTCCCGTCGCGCGGCGGATCGGCACGGACGCAGCTGTCCCAGGCGCCGTAGGGAAGCCACGGCCCCGACGACTCGACCGGCTGGCCCAGGTGGTATGCACGGGCCTGCGCCTCGTAGCCGTTCGCGACCATGATCGCGACCGTGGCCGCGAGCGCCTCGGCATCGACGAAGCCCGCCCCGATGGCCGGGTTCGCCTTGCGATGCTGCTCCTGATCCATCACGTCGCAGCCGGCATCGGCCGCGTACTCGATGAACTCGACCGAGGGCGGCAGCTCTCCCGAGTGGGCCATCGTCCGCAGAGCCTCGAGCATGTTGTCCGTGTCGAAGCCCGGCGTGCCGAAGCCGACCACGCGCCCGCCCTTGTTCTTGACGAGCCGCGAGATCATCGACGTCACGAGGTCGGCCGGAACCATCGCGATCTCGTCGATCAGCGCCAGGTCGGGATTGAGCCCCTGGATGGCGTTGAGCGTCGCCGGGTAGGCCGTCACCCTGGAGCCCGTCGGCCGGTACTCGAGCACGGCCTGCTGCTTGTAGAACTCGAACCGCGGCACGAGCTCCGGCGAACACTCGATCAGCTGGATCATCACGTCGACAAGCCGGCGGGCCTGGTCTTCCCGTGTCGCCAGCACATCGACCTCGACGTAGTGGTCGCCGCGCGTCACCCGCTCGAGGCCGACCGCCGCCATCAGCGTCGTCTTGCCGTTGCCCACCGGGATCGAGAAGAACGACGCGAGCGAGTCGCACATGCGCTTGAGCGCCTGTCGCTGGAAGTCGGCCACCCGGAATGGCTGGCCCTGGCCGGCGCCGACGGGCTGCACGAGCTCGGACTCGATCCAGCGGATGATGCGCTTGTGCTCGGCAGTCCACTTCCAGCCGTGCCAGGGCGGAATGCCGAGATGCTGCTGGACTACCTGCCGCTTCGCACCCGGCCGCTGGAGCCCTGCATGCTTCGGTGAGAATCCCGGCGCGGCTGCAACTTCAGACACGGATGGCGCCGAGAACTACGCGATCCTCGGCCGATCCGTGAACATTTTCGGTCGCTCGCAAGTGCGGGTGAGCGCGCCTCCGGCTACCTAAAAAACCGCCGGCCGCTCTCGCCTTCAGAACTTCCGCACCTCGAGCGGAGTTGTCTCGCTTGCATGAGGCCACGAGGTTGGCCGGGTCGTAAGGCTGACCACCCTCATCGACGGAGCGAAGGTGATCGACCTCCGTTGCCGGGCCACCGCACCAGTGACAGCGATGGCCATCACGTCGAAGGATGCGAAGCCGAAGCCGGCGCCAGACCATCGAGTCGTAGACCCTCGAGCTCGTCATCTCACCGGCTGCGTCCGTCGATGTCCTTGAGCAGACGCTTCGCCTTCCAGTCGAACCAGGCTTCACGAAGTGGGAAGTCCAG